AAGAGTTTTTAGTTGCTGCTTTTATGTCGCGATACATAAAATGCAGTTTGATTACTATTGAGCAATTACTTGCACAAGAAGAAATGGCTAATAAGTTCTACGATGAAGTTGGCCGTGACAAGTTTCGTGAATACGCTTCACTAAGCGCAGACGCAATTAAACTTTACAAACAACAAATGTAATAACTGCCCCGATGGTGGAATCGGTAGACACGCTGGTCTTAGAAGCCAGTGCTTAACGGCGTGCGAGTTCAAGTCTCGCTTGGGGCACCACATTAAAACATGCTTGGTCAGTACTGTGGGAAGTGCAGATGGACAACACTAGGACAAGGTTCGAATCCAAACTAAGTGTGTTTTAATTTGGTATAGTGTACAGGCACTTTTTAAATCCTGTCTTTGTGTAGTCCCGAGCATTGCTCCTGCTTGTAAAAGCATCGGGACACTAACAACTATGATTACAGTAAAAAGACTTATTAAACAACTTGAGCAGTTTGACGGCGACTTGCCAGTAATGCTGCACGGCTACGAAGGCGGGGTGTACAACGGGCCTAACAACTTGCACACTAGTATTGTCGTGCTTGATGTTAATCAGGAGTGGTACTACGGCCCGCACGAAATCATGCACGAGTACATGGAAGACGATTGCAAAAACTGTGAGAAAATCACTGCACTAATTATTAAATAATGTTCAACCAAAATATAAAACGAATTGGTTTTGCCTGCAAGATTCAGCGAGAGCATGATGTTGCAGAACCTAAACTAAACACAAAAACAACCACACTAACGTGGCTTAATAATCAAACACGCGACAAAGCAGTAGAAAAACTGTGGATGGTGCAAGAGCATAACGTCAACGCACTTAAACAGCAACTACTCTGGCTAGCGAAACAGCCAGCAGGTCAGCGTATGTTTCGCATTAGCAGTGACCTTTGCCCTGCGTACACACACGAAAACTGGTTATGGTGGTATTTCGAACCCGATGTAATGCGGTTCATGGAAAAACACTATGGTGAAGTTGGCGACTTGGCTCGTGAACACGACATTAAACTGTCGTTTCACCCAGGTCAATTTTGCGTTTTAGCGAGTGAGAATGATGGAATTGTTGACAACAGCGTGGCTGAGTTTGAGTATCATTGCGACCTCATCCGTTACATGGGGTTTGGCCGCCAGTTTCAAGACTTTAAGTGCAATGTGCATATCGGCGGTAAGCGAGGGCCGGCTGGAATTCGTGCCGCGCTGAAAAAGTTGAGTACTGAAGCTCGCAATACTATTACGATTGAAAATGCAGAGTATACCTGGGGTCTTGATGCTAGTCTAGAATTGGCTAAAGACTGTGCCCTAGTGCTCGACATTCATCATCACTGGATTAATACTGGAGAGTACATTGAACCAAACGATCAACGGGTTAAACAAGTGGTTGACTCGTGGCGAGGAGTTCGTCCTACCATTCACTATAGCATCAGTCGTGAAGACTGCTTGGTTGACCACGACCCCAACAGCAAGCCTAACTTGCAAGAACTTAAACACATGGGGTTTACCAGTGCAAAACTACGAGCGCATAGCGATTACTACTGGAATAACGCAGTAAATGAGTGGGCTGTTAGCTTCTTGGAAGTTGCTGATATTATGTGCGAGTCAAAACAAAAGAACTTGGCTAGTGAAAAACTAGTGAAGTTTAGTTCTGCAAAAGCGGCTCCAGTAGGCAGCTGAAATAGCAGCGTGACCGGATTGCAACCGGCTCGAAAACCCCAGCTAAAGCGTAGTGGGGCAGCGCGAGGGTTAGCACTACCCTGCTGGATACGTAACCAGTACTTATAATGTTAATTGCTCCGTGTGGCGTAACCAGGCAGCGTCCTGCATTTGGGGTGCAGTGGTGGGAGTTCGAATCTCTCCACGGAGACCACTTAGACCAAATTGTTATACGTTAGCACATAAAGATAGATTATAGATATGGAACCACCGACAAGGTGGTCCATTTTAGTGTGTGCACCGTGAGTGCTCGGCGAACAGCAGAGTACCTTGCAGCACCGATAGCTTTAATACCTAGGAAGATTAAAGAATAAGTGCTGACCCTAAACATAGGCCAGCGTCGCGAACTGGGTAAACTTAGGGCAGGAGCTTAGCGGCCCGGCAGTAAGCCGTGCACACACTAAAGGGGCAGTATATGAAACGCATTGAATTTTATAAACTAAGCTGGTTTCGGGGCCAGCTATTTCAGTTCAACGAGTTCTACTTTAACGGCGGCAAGTGCTATCGCGCATTTCGCCTAGGCCCGCTTTATGTACGAGTATACGATTAAGCCCCTGTAGCTTAATGGTAAAGAAGCGAGCTTATATCTCGCCAAGCACCGGCTAGATAAGCCGGCGTTGGGGGTTCGAGTCCCTCCAGGGGTACCACGGAGTGTTGGCCGAGTTGGTCGAAGGCACTTTCCTGCTAAGAAAGCATCGGGGCAAAAACTCTGATCATTGGTTCGAATCCAATACACTCCGCCACTAACAAGGAGCCAAACATGGCAGCATACACAGAATTACTGAATCAGTATATACAGTCACTGGATAATATTATCCGCAAAGCCAAAAGAGTTATGCGAGGCGACAGCGTAAGCTGGAACAGTAGTGGAGGCACTGCCCGTGGAAAAGTTACCAAAGTAATCACCAACGGCGAGGAACAAGTACCTAACAGTAGTTTTACTATTACTGGTACGCCCGACGACCCTGGAGCGCTTATTCGTGTATACAGACCAGACAGTGACGGCAAGTACAAACCTACGGACACTATTGTTGGGCACAAGGTAAGTACGCTACGCAAAATCCCGGCACTGGACTAATATGTTAGAAACAGTATCGGAACTATTCGAAGAAGCGTATCGACGAAATTGGATTACAGCACGCGATGGAAACGCCAGCATTCGTTGGCAAGATCGCGATCATATGTACATAACACCAAGCGGAATACGCAAACAAACCTTGCAACCAGAAATGTTTATTAAGTGGGATGTTGCGTATGAATACCGAGCACTTCCTTACACAGACATTAGCCTAGCCTTACGGCCTAGTGGTGAACTGCCACTACACTATGGCTTGCAAAAAACCATTAATACAGACGTTAGAGTTGTGTTGCATATGCACCCTACTTATACAGTAGCAGCAATGTACGCGGGCATTGAACTAGACCAGCTAGTAAAAGAATTTCCTGAGCTTGGCAGATACACAAAGGTAGGTCAAAACGTTCCTAACGTACCGCCAATTAGCCAAGCCCTAGCAGACGCTACTATTCCTGCGTTAGGACTGTTGGAAGACGGAACTGTTGCAAACCACATTGTTGGTATTGATCGTCACGGCGTTGTTGCGGTCGATACTAGCCCTTGGCGTGCTTTTGAACACATAGAGCGACTAGAACACATTTGCAAAATAGTGTTGGCTAGCCGCGCAATAAAGTAGTATATTATGCCTTGCTTTAAGTGCAATAACGGAAAGTATAAATACGGCGAACGTGGTCGTTGCCAGTTCGATACCTTAGCCGCTTGCGAAGCGGCTGAACGCGCTATACACGCACAACAAAATAAGCCTAAAAAGGCTATTATGGGTTATGAGAGTAAAAACTGCAAGTGCACAGACTGTAACTGTAAAAAACAAATTAAGTAGCCCCGATCTGTAATCGATCAACGGGGGCAGCAGTAGAGAGGTTAAGGCTGCTTAAATATTTCTCTCACCACACATCACACAAAGGAAAATTATGACACCGTTCGAAATTCGTGCTCAGATGCTAGAAATGGCACAAGAGTACCTTCAAAAACAGTTTGAACTTAACACCGAATTTGCAAAACGCTCTTTTGAAGAGTTGGTTAAAAACGGCGAAAAAGTACAGGCAGACTACCAACAGTATATGCCTAAAATGTACGGCTTCGACGAAGTTATCAACAAAGCAAAGGAACTTTATGGATTCGTCAAAGATGTTAAGTGAAATCTGGAAAAACTTACAAAGTATTCTAAAGCCTTATAGCCTAGAAGATTTTATCAAAGACCACAATCCGCAAACTCACCAAGAAGTAGAGTATTTAGAGCGTATGTGGTCAACCCAAAGAACTAAGGGCTATTGGGATTGTTAACTTTGTAATCCCACTAACAATAACAATAAAGGGATACAATGGAACTTACAGAACTTAGGGCAGAACTACTAGAAACTGCTCAAGAGTATTTAGACGATCACTATAAAATTACCAGAAAGTTTGGTGAGATTGCTTTTGAGTCTGCTGTTAAATCAGGTTCAAAAACACTTGCTGACCACAAAGACTTCATACCGGAAATGTATACTATGACAGACGTTATGAAACTAGCAAAAGAGCTAGAAATCTTTGTTCTTACTGGAAACTTACCGCAAAAATAAAACCAAACACCGCCGCCAGGGATAGTAGCCAGCCTATCAAAGCGAGAGAGTGCGGGCACTTTTTAGAAACTTTATTACTAAATGTGGTTTAGTAATAAATTTTTTAAGGAATTGTATATGAGCGATGGTGGAAAAGGAAGTTCACGCCGCCCAATGAGCATTAGTCAGCAAGAATGGGATTCGCGTTGGGACGCTATCTTTGGAAGAGATATAAGTGATTATCAAGATATTCTTAGTACAGAAGATTGTGTACTAGAAGCTTTTGATAGTGTTAGAGAAGTGCACGCCGAGTATATAGAGGAGTCGGAAAATGAAGCAAAAAATAAAACACTATCTGTTCCAACTACTAATATCAGTAGATCAGACGATTAATGTTGTTCTAGGTGGATACGCAGACGAAACTTTGTCAAGCAGAGCATATAGATCTTGGCATAAACGTAAACTATTTGGAAGAGTACTAAAGCCACTTATTGACGGAATTTTCAGGTTATTTGGAGACAAGTACCACTGCTATAAAGCTTGGCAAGCCGAAGTACACAGAAAACAAGTACCTCGTGACTTATCACTTTGATTAATTTTGGCTTGATTTGTTTAAGTGTTTTTGCTATAATTTATTTTTATTCGGAAAGTATCATGAACGCACTTCAGCAAGTTTCGGGCCCATTGTTTCTAGTAGCTGCTTATGACCGCAAATACTATACTAAAGAACAAGCAATCAAAGATTGGGAAGCAGGTAAAGATTTCAAAATCTATAATGGCCCCTACTGCAGCATTCGTGATAAACAAGCACTTGAAGAAATGTCTAGCGGCATTTATATTCAATGCAACGCGGGAACATTTAAAATTTAATTTTTGCCCCCGTGGTGGAATGGTAGACACAGGAGACTTAAAATCTCCCGCTTATGGGCGTGCCAGTTCGACTCTGGCCGGGGGTACCAAATATGACGCAACAATCGCTAAATGAAATTCTATTGGCTTTACTAGGCAGCCAAGAGTTGGTAGAAGCTTGGTGGTCTAGTCCTAACAAAACGTTTGATATGGAAATACCAGACGATTTGATGCACACCAACAGAAAAAATGAAGTAATTAGATATATACTTGCACAAACAGGCGGTGAATATATCTAGGCTTTGAAGTGTTCACGGACGCACATATGCCTGTCACGCATAGAGAAGGGGATCGTTACCCCTCAAAGCCGCCATACTAAAGCACATCCATGTTGTGCTTTACTATGGCTAAATAATAAGAATAAGAAAGTGAGCCTATGAAAGAAAAATTTGAACAAGAACTGGAATGTTGTAGATTAAGCGTTCCACTTTTACTTAGGTTATTTGAGTTCATTCGGGAAGAAACTACTAGTGATGAAGATCTGCATTTTATGCTTGAGCGTATTAGCGAAATGGCAGATGGCGGCGTAAGGCTTACCATGAATCATTACGAAAGTATAGTTCCTAAAATGGTTAAAGAACTCGATAACTTAGAATCGTATCATAACGAAGCTACTAAGTACTAGTAGCTAGCACTGGCAAAGAGCATAGCCAGTGCTCTTTGCCTTATTTTAACTCCATATAATTATAACAACAAGGAGAAAATTATGGCAGAACAAATTACACCAACAGGTATGATGGCAATGGGCGGCGATGGCCTTTTCGGAGGCGGTGGCGGTTTAATTGGCGGACTTATATTAGGAAGCTTGCTTCGCAACAACGGAAATCTTTTCGGAGGAGACGGAGCAGGCGGAGCAGCCCTACGCAGCCCCCCTGAACAAAGTCAAGCCAATATGGACTTAATGGCTGCTATTGGTGGTGTTGCTAAAGATGTTGCTGTTTCTACAGCAGCTATGGAAGCAAGCCAAGCAAATCAAACCATTGGCATCACATCGCAATTTAATAATACAACAGCTTCCTTAGCCAGTCGCGTTGACGGCGTTAAAGAAGCTGTAAATGCTGGTACAATGATATTAGCACAACAGTTAAATGGCGTACAGCAGCAAGTAATGGAAAATCGTTATGAGCTTGCCAAAGACATTAATACTGACGGAGATAAAACTCGTGCACTAATTACAGCACAATATGAAGCGACCCTAAACCGTCAGCTTTCAGACGCAAATGCAGCTGTTATTGCCTTACAAAGTAAATTAGATACCGGTGCAGTTGCTCGCGGTGTTGAAGTTACAACAACCAACAACATCAATCAGATGCAACAACAAGCCCAACAGCAACAGCAGTGGGGCCATCTATACAACGCAATCTGGGGCTTAGCGCAACAGATTCGTAGTAACAACGAAGCAATCAATGTTGGCAGCGGTACACTAACCGCTAATCCAACAAACACAAATACAAACATTAGATAATCTCTAGTACGTGTTAAGCCACCAAGCCACAAGCTTGGTGGCTTTATTCAAGATAAGGGGTTATCAATGTTATATCCAAACCAAGTATTTTTTCCACCTGGATATTGTTTTCCACCAATATTTTTACCACAGGCTAGTACGGACAATGATGTTGTAATCCAAACACAATCAAGCGTACCAGGCCCACAAGGAGAACAAGGCCCATCAGGCCCACCGGGTTCACCAGGTTTACCTGGACTAGACGGATTACCTGGTCCACCAGGTCCACCAGGTCCACCTGGCCCTGAATCAAGCTGCAACTGCACGATAGCTACAAAAATTATAACTAAAGACTATCAGATTTTAGACGATGACTGTTATATTGGAGTAGTAAACGCCGACAAAATAGAAGTAACCTTACCGCCAAATCCACCAATAGGAAAAGTCCTAATAATTAAAGCCCAACAAAAATTGGGCAATAACAAAATATTCATCATTACGCCTAACGGCGAAAAAATAGATGGGGGCGACGAACTAGTATTACAAGCTCCTTATGAATCAGTAACGTTAATATTTAACGACAGTTGGCATATAACAGGACAATCACAGGTATAAAGATGTATAAGCTTCGCATGAGAATGATAGACACAAAGCAATTTGAACAAGATACAGAAACAAGTAAACGTTTAGTAGATGACCTTAGCGCAGCAGCGCTTGGGTTAGTAAATGGCGGCGCAATGGGATATAGTAGCTTTATTCAAATTCGCGATGAGTTCAAGCAACATATTGAAGAAGTAGCAAAAAGTTACAAAACAGTAGAAATAGAATAATAGTATTTCACTCTAGCCATCGAAAGATGGCTAGACTAAAGTGCTTTTTTCCAGAGTAGCACAGCGGCAGTGCAGTTGACTGTTAATCAATTGGTCGGTGGTTCGATCCCACCCTCTGGAGCCACAAAAGAGGAAAACTATGCTTATCAGCGAATACTTTAGTGAAACCAGAGAATTAAATGCAAAAGTGTATATTATCAACGATGTTCCAGTTGTAGAGTACTGGAATAGTGATAAACTATATAAAATTCAGGAGTTTCCTAATAATACACTGCAGTATGCTGAAGACGCTGCTGAAAACTATGTAATAGGGGTTTCGCCAAGCTGGTAAGGCATCGGATTTTGATTCCGACATTCGGTGGTTCGAGTCCATCAACCCCTGCCATATAAATTATGCGTAAATTTAATTTAACAGAAGTAAAAAAGTTTATTAGTGCCCAAAGTCCACAAACTAAGGTCTACTTGGGTGCAGATAGTGAGCGCATACTTGTTGGAAAAAAGTGGTATGTAGACTATACACTAGCAGTTGTTGTGCACATAGACGGCAAACACGGCTGCAAGATTTTTGGCGACGTTCACCGAGAACTAGACTACGATCAAAAGAAAAATAAGCCAGCGCTTAGACTAATGAATGAAGTGTACAAAGTAGCAAATCTTTTTACAGATTTGGCCGATGTACTACAAGACAGACACGTTGAAGTACACTTAGATCTAAATCCAAAAGAAACCTTTGCAAGTAATCAAGTAATTAATCAAGCAATTGGTTATATTAAAGGCACTTGCAATATCGACCCACAAGTAAAACCCAGCGCATTTGCAGCAACTTACGCAGCAGACCGATTAAAATTTGTATTAAGTAACTAACCATGAAAACACTAGAAAGTATTAGCCGATTCGATCTTGAACAAGAAATTATGAAGTGCTGGAATGTAACCGAAGACATTGATAAGCTTTACGAAGCCGTTGGTGAGTGTGGACTAGACCAAGACGAAGTTCTAAACTACTTGCTTGGTTTAAAAACTATTTACGAGGTAAAGTTTAATAAATTGTTCAACACATTTGAGCAGTGCATTAAAAACGGGCAAATTTAACCTTACAGGAGACTAGTATGTCAATGAAGCCTAAGAAAAAGCCTACTCCAAAGCCGCCTTACAAGCGGTAAATTTCAGCCGGATTAGCTCAGTGGTAGAGCAACCGCCTTGTAAGCGGTAGGTCGTCAGTTCGAATCCGACATCCGGCACCACCCGTATAGGGAATACTATGAAACAAGGTATTTTAGCCAGCTTGTTATTAATGCCTACTCTGCTTTTAGCGGAACCAGTAGAACTAAACAAGCGAGTAGTATGTGATAAAACTGCTGTGGTATTTCACGCTTTACTAAAAGATCATGGTGAAAGACCAATTTGGGTTGGTGTGTCAAAAGAAGACAGCACCGTTGTAGTATCTAATCCAAGAACAGGCAGCTGGTCTATTGTACTATTTAATGATAAAGTGGCGTGTGTTCTGGAAGCTGGTGAAAAGAACCAAATACTACCGGAAGCACATAACAGAAAACAACTAAAGCATGAAAATTAAAAATTTATTTGTTACTATTTTTGCAGCCCTTGCAGTTACTACACAAGCTGCTGATATTACTGGTGCGGGCGCTACGTTTCCGTACCCAATTTATGCTAAGTGGGCAGAAGCCTATAAAAAAGAAACTGGTGTAGGATTGAACTACCAAAGTATTGGTAGTAGTGGCGGCATTCGTCAAATTAACAACAAAACTGTTGCGTTTGGTGCTACAGATGCACCAGTTAAAGGCGAAGATCTAACTAAACTAAATCAAGTGCAATTTCCAGCAGTTATTGGCGGAACAGTGCCTGTAATTAATTTGGATAATTTTAAGCCAGGTGAATTACGAATTACTGGTCAAGTACTAGCAGAAGTATTTTTAGGCGACATTAAAAAGTGGAATGACCCTAAACTGCAGACACTTAATCCAGGTAAGCCACTTCCTAACTTAGACATTACTGTAGTACACCGCGCTGATGGTTCTGGCACTACATTTAACTGGACTGATTACTTAACCGCAATCAGTCCTGAATGGGAAAAACGAGTAGGCCGCGGCGCTGCTGTAAAGTGGCCTGCCTCCACTAGTGTGGGTGGCAAAGGTAACGAAGGCGTAGCAGCTAATGTAAATCGTGTAAAAGGCAGCATTGGCTACGTTGAGTATGCCTATGTAAAGAAAAACAACATGAACTACATGAAACTGCAAAACAAAGCAGGCGTGTTTGTTGACCCAGATGACAAAACTTTTGCAGCTGCTGCTGCGGGCGCAGACTGGTTTAGCGTACCTGGCATGGGTTTGAGCATTGTTAATCAGCCTGGCAAGGACACTTGGCCTGTTACCACAGCTAGTTTTATTGTAATGTACAAAGAACCTGAAAACAAAGCGCAAAGTCGTGAAGTAATCAAGTTTTTTGACTGGGCGTTTAAAAATGGTAAAACACTAGCCATTGAACTAGACTATGTACCACTACCAGACGCGCTAACCAATCAAATTCGTCAACGAGTTTGGCAAGAAATTAAACACTAAAATGAACTTGCTGTGTGCACACCACGCTAAAACTCCTGAAATGTGTAGATGGGTTTTGGATATGTACGAACATAATCACGACCCAAACAACATGACTGTGGTTATGTGGATTAAAGCTTGCAAAGAACTACTAGATAATATGGTTGTATGAAGCCTCGAGAAAGGCAGCTTGGACGTGGGTTCGATTCCCACCTGGTCCACCAGAAACATATTTGCAGCCCGTGCCTCTACTTGTAAAAAGACTGAACTGCAGGACGAAGTATGTTTCTGATGGGCCAGCCCAGGTTTCGACAAGGTGACAAGTATTAAAGCAGACAACTCGGCAATGCGACAGCCGTAGGGTTGGGACTACCCGGCCGAAACAGCACAAAAAGTAAACGCAAACGATAATACATTTGCATTGGCTGCCTAAATAACAGCCTAGGGTTTTCGCACACTTTCCTCGTAACAGAATAAGTGTGCATAATTAAGCATACAAAACCTTGCGTGCTTAATTATAGTAGTAAAACTTAAACTGCGCCAAAGCGCAAAAATTATGCAGTTTATCATGATTTTCCCGCCGACTCGATTTATACACTGGTATATTGACGAACACGGCTTTTTAGATATTGAGTTAGTAGATTTAACATAATAAGCGTGGTTAGTTTAATGGCAAAACAGTAGGCTTCCAACCTTCAGTCGTGAGTTCGATTCTCACACTACGCTCCACACAGGAACACACAAATGCTATCCAAAACATTAAAAAACTTAGAAGGCGCACTTGCTGGTGAAAGCATGGCGCACGTAAAATACAAATACTTTGCCATGATTGCTCGCAGCGAAGGCTACCACGACATTGCAGACCACTTTGAGCATACTGCAGAACAAGAAGTAAAACACGCTTGGGGACACCTAGAACTGTTGCTTGGCGAAATTTCCACCAAAGAATGCTTAGAGCGAGCCATTGCTGGCGAGACTTATGAATACACAGAAATGTATCCTAAGTTTGAAGAAGAGGCTTTGCAAGAAGGAAATGAAACAGCAATGCTAGAAGCCAAGCTTCAAATCATGGAGTCCAAGCAACACGCTAAAGAGTTTGAAGAGCTGCTAAAATTAGCAGAGCGTAGATTTGCTGCACTAAAGAAAGTTGAGCAAAAGCACGCTAAAGCCTACGAACAGAAACTGGAGACCTTAAAATGAAAGAGTACGTTTGTATTGTTTGTGGACATATCCACGACGAAGAAACAGAAGGCGCTTGGGATACACTACCAGACGATTTTGAGTGTCCAGAGTGCGGCGTAGGCAAACAAGACTACGAAGCTTTTGACTTTGAGTAATGAATATACCCAGTTAGCTCAGCGGTAGAGCAACGCCCTTACAAGGCGTGGGTCAGTGGTTCAATCCCACTACTGGGTACCATACAATGATTACTCCGTGCATAAAAATTTGTAAGCTAGACCCTAAACTGCAGTGCATAGGTTGTAAACGCACTGTACACGAAATACAGGTTTGGCACAAACTAACCGACGAGCAGCGACTAGAAATAATGCAACAGTTGCCGGGCCGATAGCTCAATGGTTAGAGCAGCGGACTCATAATCCGTTGGTTACAGGTTCGAGTCCTGTTCGGCCCACCAAACACCAAACCCAGCTTTAGGCTGGGTTTTTTGTTGCAAAAATATTTTATTGAACTGCTTGGTTATTTGTATTATAATTATCTTTTCCGCAACCAGTGTAAACAAGGAACATACACAATGAAAATTTATTTTGGTGAAGTAGACCATATTGATATTGAAGACTTTGGCGACGAAGGTTCGTTTGAGGTTCTTGACGACGGCATTACACGCTGGTTTCATCAAGGTGTAGAGTGGGGTACCAATCCTGGCGGCATCGAAGAAGTTACTATCTTTGATGGCTGCAATCGTAGTATTCCCGTATACATCGAATCCGTTCCGCAGCTTATTGAAGCCTTGAATAAGTGCTATAACAATTATATGCAGATTCAAGACGGCATCAATGTGCAGACCGCTGCAGAGTCTGATGCTGTAAGCATTGTTGACGGCAACGACTATTTCGAGTACGAAGTTAAATCCCTGTTTTAAGGAGTAGTTTGTGGCAAAATCAGCCAGTAAATCAAAACAAAATTATTCGGCCCTGTACAAGTCTAGCAATCGTTGGAAAAGTAACAGGGAGCGAAAACTTCAAAAACTGCTTAAAGAGCAACCCAATAACAAGCAAATTGAGCTAGCACTAAAAGATGTGCGTTATCGCCGTAAAACTCCTGGAGTTACCGGCAGTTGGTCTAAAACCAACATTCAAATTGCTAAACTGTTCAAGTTGTTTACTGGCAAAGCATCACACGATTTGTTTAGCAGCAACGACAAAGTACAACAAGCAGCCATTGCCATGCACGGCAATCGTCAGCACAAACCACAAACCAACAAAGTAAGTTTCACATTGGGTGCTAGGGCGCATGATAAACGAGGCGCGCTAGTATGGGGTTGATTGAGTACTATATTATCTTTGCACTATCCACTTCTTTGGCTTGTTGGTACCTTTTCTTTTGGCCTATTCTAAACTTTGTTAAAAGTAAGGGAGTGGACAACGAGTTTACAAGATACCCAATTCTTAGTTCAGTTATCTACATTATGGTTTCTGCTATTATTGCTCCTGTGCTGATTTTTCCGCTGTTGTTTCCTAACAGTGCAGTCAGTTTTAGGCGCGGTTTGCTAAAGAGCATTAGTGGAACAGAATAAAAATTTCTTTATTGAATTAGTCTGTTATATAGGCTATAATATATTTTTAACTCACGGAACTGCACAATGAAACTTATTGAATTTAATTACAAAAAGCAAGACGGCTCTGTGTCTAGTCGCGCTGTTATCGAACTGATTCAGCCCAGCAAGTTTGTTGAAGGTATTGACGTTTCGCAAATGCCTGAAGACGAGTTTGCACATTTTTGCAGCGAATACAGCAAAATGAAAGCGGCTCAACACGAAGAAACTATTGCACTTCTTGAGCAGTTTGATCTTAAGCATAACTATCGCCGATTCATTCCAGAACAAATGGAGCAACTAAGCGTAGAATATGTCTAAGTCCAAGTTTAGAGCTTGGGATAGTGCTGCGCTAGCAGAAACCGCAAAACTAAGTATACAAATTCGATCCAAAATCGAAGAAATTTGCGTTGACAATGAAGTAGAACCTGCTGACTTACCTGACAGTTTGGTTCCTACTGATAGACTATATATGCTAGCCCTATCGTTTCAGGCTGCATACGATAAGCTTATCGAATACGATCTCGTAAAAACAGGTAATATTAAACAAACCAAAAACACTCACTAAGGAAATCATGGCTACTACTACTCAATGGACTGACGAACTCAAAGCAAAAGTTATCGAAATGTACGAAGGTGCAGGCCCTACCCCTGAAACCAGTACTGAAATTATCAAAGACATTGCCGAAGAAATCGAAATGTCTCCTAACGGCGTTCGCATGGTGCTTGTTCAAGCAGGTGTGTACGTTAAGAAAGACCCTGGCACTAGCTCTGGCGGTTCTAAGACCAAAACCAGCACTGGCGAAGGCAGCAAGCGAGTCTCTAAAGAGTCCGCAATCGCTGATCTCAAAGCAGCTATCGAAGCCAAAGGCGCACCTATCGACGACGACATTCTTAGCAAACTTACCGGCAAAGCTGCTGTGTATCTGCTTAGCGTCATCAAGGCTTAATTTAAGGCGGCTTTATGCCGCCTTTATTATTTGGAGAATTAAATGGCACGAAAACGTAGTGAACTAGAAGAAGAACTAATGACAGACAGCAATATTGCCCGAGTCATTAGGTTGCTGGAGCCTGAAGAAGGTACAAAGCCTATTACTAAAAAAGATGCTTGCCAGATTCTTGGCATGGCATACAACACTACACGTTTGGCTGCCATTATTCAGCAGTACAAAGACAAGCGTGAACGTGATCGCAAGTTTCGTGCTGAAAAGCGTGGCAAGCCCGTTACTAAAGACGAGATTCAGTATATTATTAGTGAATACTTACAAGGCGAGCCAATCGACGCTATTAGCAAAAGTATCTATCGCAGCACTGGCTTGATTAAGCAAGTGCTGGAAGATTACAGTGTGCCTATTCGCGTTCCTGGCCACAGCTACTTTAAACCAGAGCTGCTGCCTGAAGGCGCACTGCGCGACAGATTCAAGTTGGGTGAAGTTGTCTACAGTGCTAGATACGATAGCCTAGCAAAGATTGAATCGGAGCGTCTTGACCCTAAACATGGGTATATTTATAGAATGTGGTTGCTAAGCGAAAAGTGGCAACAACATTGTTGGCAGCCACACTATGAGCTGGCTAGTTTGGAACATCTTCGTGAATTGGGAGTGCCTGTATGATTAAACTGTATATTGATACTATTAGTGGTCAAGAAGACGATAGGCAGTTATTTGAAATAATTGCACATGGTGATGGGATGTACAATATTAAACTAACAGACTCTATGCACACACTGCAGTCATGGCAAGAGCTGAGCAACGCCGTAGAACAAGCCATTGAAATAATGGAAACGGATATTGACGAGCTACCATGACCGACAGCACTCTACACTACGAAAAAACCATTTATCACAACGAAGAAAAGTTTTATCAGCTAAAGCTTACCATTAGCGAGTTTCGTGATAAGTACTATATTAATATTCGCAAATACTTTCAAAGCTACGAAGGCGAATTCGTGCCTAGCAAAGAAGGTGTCAGCATGGAAGCTAGCATGGAAAATATCTACGCACTCCTAGACGGATTATTTGATATAGTATCAAAAGGCGAAGCTGAAGAAATTATTCAGCATTATTGCAACAAAATTTCTGAGTTGAAATCGTGACCCTAAACTGCTATAATATAATCACTATGACAGAACTTGAACAATTTCTTAACAGGGCTAGTCGCGCATATTACGCAGGCAGCCCAATCATTAGTGACGAGCAGTTTGATAGGCTGGCCGATACTTGCGGCTACAGCCAAGTAGGTGCACAAGCAGTGGGTGATACGGCTAAACACCTATACCAAATGTATTCACTGCAAAAGTACTACGAAGGCGAAGGCAAGCGTCCGCTGGAAGGCATTAAAAACGTTAGTTGCAGTGCTAAACTAGACGGCGCGGCTATTAGTCTGTTGTACGTTGAAGGCGTGCTTGTGCAGGCACTTACCCGCGGTGATGGTGTTGAAGGTCAAATTATCACAGACAAAATCCGCAATCATCGCAACTTGGTGCCACTCGAAATCAACCACAAAGGCGTAGTCCAAATTACTGGTGAGATTGTGGCTCCAAAACACATTGAAAATGCTCGTAACTACGCAGCAGGTTCGCTTAACCTAAAAAGTGTAGATGAGTTCAAAACACGAGCACTAAGCTTCTTCGCTTATGGTGCTCAGCCGTGTATTAGTGAATGCTATACACAAGATTTGAAAACGCTAAAGCAATTTGGCTTTAGTGTTATCAACGAGCCTGACTTGGATAAAATCTATCCGTGTGATGGCGTAGTATTTCGTGTAAACGATAATGCTTTGTTCCAAGAACTGGGATATACTTCAAAACATCCCAAAGGTGCCTATGCACTAAAAGAGCGAGCAGAACACGTTGAAACGAAATTGCTTGGGGTTGAGTGGCAAGTAGGTAAAAGTGGTAAAGTCACGCCAGTGGCTATCCTTGAACCTGTTATGATCGGCGACGCACAAGTTAGCCGAGCAACACTTAATAATCCAGGTTTTATCGAAATGCTCGGGCTACAGATTGGCGACACAGTTGCCGTAGCCAGAGCAGGTGAAATTATTCCGTGTATCCTGCACAAAGTTGATGCCTAAAATTTTACTGCCAAGGGCAGCCAAAATTTTAACTTGTCAACCGGCAGTTAATCGGGTATAATAAGTACTTAAATTGTTAAAGCAACTATGAGAATCCAAATACCAACTGAATGTCCCTGCTGCAATTACCCTCTTGAGCTAGTCAACGATCAGCTCTTTTGCCGTAATACAGCTTGCAGTGCACAGCTCAGTAAAAAAGTAGAGCATTTCTGCAAAACCCTAGGTATTAAGGGTATGGGTTCTCGCACAATTGAAAAACTTGGTCTAGCTGATATTACAGAATTGTACTATCTTGACCACAGTGAAGTTGCCGATGTACTAGGTAGTGAAAAGGTGGCTATTAAGCTGCTGGATGAAATTGAAAAGAGTAAACAGGCTGATTTGGCCACAGTTATCAGTTCATTTTCTATCCCACTAGTTGGGCAAACAGCAAGTAAAAAATTGTGTGAAGTAGTAGCATCTGTAGACGAGATCAGTTTTGAGACTTGCAAGCAAGCCGGGTTGGGAGATAAATCAACACAAAATCTTCTTACTTGGCTAGAGACTGATTTCCAAGAGATGAGAGAGTTCTTGCCTTTCTCGTTCCGTTCTCAGAAACCCACAGTGCGCGCTGCAAATCAACAAACAGTGTGCATTACTGGTAAACTTAATTCTTATAAAACTAAAGCAGAAGCATATAAGGAACTTGAATTGGCTGGCTTTTTGCCAGTTGAGTCAGTAACTAAAAATACTAACTACTTGGTTGACGAAGAAGACAAAGGTAGCTTAAAACGCAAAAAAGCCGAATCTCTCGGTATTACAATCATCACAAACTTACATACTTTCTTGAAAGAAATTAAAAATGACTGAAAAAGCCAAAAAGTGGTCTGAATCCGCCGTTAAAACCCTGCTGAATGCCGTTGGCAGCCAGCGTCCTGTTAGCGCAGCAACTGTTGAACAAGCTGCCGAAACCCTTGGAGCAGACTTCACTGTTCGTAGCGTTGCTAGTAAACTGCGTCAACTCGAAATCGACGTTGCTAGCATGGCTAAAGAGAAAACCAGTGCCTTTACCGAAGACGAAGGTGCTGCACTAGCTGAGTTCGTTATCAAGAGTAACGGCAAACTCACCTACAAGCAAATTGCTGAGCAGTTTGCTGGTGGCAAATTCACCGCCAAACAAATTCAAGGCAAGCTGCTTGCTCTTGAACTGACCGGCAGTGTTAAGCCCGCCGAGAAGGTCGAAGTTGCTCGCACCTATAGCGACGCAGAAGAAGCCAAGTTTATTTCTATGGCAGAATCCGGTAGCTATATCGAAGATATTGCTACGGCACTTAACAAGACTGTCGCCAGTGTTCGCGGCAAGGCTCTTAGCCTGACCCGTAAAGGTCAAATCGCTAAGATTCCTGCTCAGCGTACCAGTCACGCAAAAGAGCAAGTTGATCCTGTTTCCGCCCTCGGTGACCAGATCCACTCTATGACTGTTGCAGAAATTGCTGCTGCAGTTGACAAGACTGAGCGTGGTCTTCGCACTCTGCTAACCCGTCGCGGCATCAAAGTTGCCGATTACGACGGCGCTGCTAAGAAGGCTAAGGCAGAAGCCAAAGCTGCCGCCTAATTTAGTAGTTTTATATCTACAGGTCGGGAGTCCTCAAAAAGCTCCCGACCTTTTTTACTTTGTAGGGTCGATGTATGAAAGTTAGTATTACATACCATGACAACGACTCTTTTACAGTAGAAGAAGTTGTCAAACAGGCTGTACACAATTATGGAAAAGCTGCACACGTTGAAGTGATGCCAGAGTCCACAATGGCGTATGACCACATTTATTTTGGCCTGCAGCAACTTATTACACATGAACAACTTAGTTTGTTGTTTGATAAGGATTCCGCATACCAACAAGACATTAAAAAGTTGCGTGATAATGTTTTGTACAAAGTTACAGAGATTATTGACCAAGTCATTATTGATAATGAATCGAAAGTAGGATAACTCTTGGACACATCAGCAGTAGTCTTAAACAAATTATTAACAGAGCGAAATCTAGAAATCTGGGCGAAGCTCAAGTTAGTATTTTTGGACGCTGCGTATTCCTCCCTATACAGTGCCATTAACAAACACTATGAAAAGTATGGCGCTGTACCATCGTTTGACGATCTAGAACTAACCTTGAGGGAGGGGCCAGCGTCAAAAACGTTAGCAACTCTCCGTTTAACTGAGGTTCCTGACGTTTCGGCAGAAATTGCACTTGATGCATTAATAGATCAATATACACAAAACGAAACAGTAAAACTACTAGATAAATTTGTAGATAAATTACCGCTTTACGATTCAAACGAAATCAAAGATAACTTAGCAAATATTGCACTTACTATTGAAGAAAAGACTCATACTAGTGAAAAAGTTTTCACTATGGCAGATATGATGCTTTTCCAACATCCAGACGATGTAGAGAAAGAACGTGTTTACCTTGGCCTTAATAATACTTTTGATGCTGTTCTTGGTGGGGTTGCTCGTCAGGAACTCATTCTCATTGGGGGTAAACGGGGCTCCGGTAAATCTATTAGTAGTAGTAATATTTTTATCAATCAATATGAGTCTGGTAATAGCTGCATTTACTTTTCTATTGAAATGACAGCAATGGAAACTATGCAGCGAAACTTGGCAATATTGGCTAATGTTAACTTACAAAACTTAAAACAAAACAAATTAACAGACGAAGAAGTTCTGCGCGTAGTAAAAGCACGAGCAGGTATGTTTCAAGATGCAGACGAGACCGTTATGGAATTTCTACGTCATAGAAACAGATTCAAGTTTGAAGAACAATTAGTTAGAAATCACACACTAAAGCCAGATAATCAAATGATTATTGTTGACGACAGAGATCTTACCCTAAGCAGCATCGACTTGCATATTGGTAAGGCTAAGTCAAAATTTGGCAATAAACTAAAAGTAGTCGTTGTTGACTACTTGAATCAAATTGTACTAGAAGGCGCAGATCAATACGATTGGAAACCTCAGATTGAAGTGTCCAAAAAGTTAAAGAATTTAGCCAGAAAGTACGAAATTGCACTAGTCTCTCCGTATCAAATCGACAAAGACGGCGAAGCCCGATTTGCAAAAGGTATCCTAGATGCCGCGGATATTGCACTAGTAATGGAAGCACATGACAAAGATCAGCAGGCTATCTCCTTTGAAACCACAAAGATTCGTGGCGGAAAAGAGATGGCCTTTACGTGTCCTATAGATTGGGACACACTGCGAATCAGTCCACAATCTATTGATAAGCCAACAGCAAAAGAAGCAGTTAAGCGAACAGGCAAGAAAAAAGAGCAGCCAGATTTAAAACAAGACGAGACCGCATCAGATTTACCTTGGAATTAAAATTATGTCAGATCCAGTTTTAGAGCTACTACAAAAACAAGGACTAGCATACCAGGTTTCTGGTAGGGACTATCTTATAAAGTGTTTAAATCCAGACCACGAAGACACCAACCCAAGCTTTAGAGTAGATAAAGTAAGTGGAGTAGCACACTGCTTTAGTTGTGGTTTTAAAACCAATATCTTTAAGTTTTTCGGTGTTTTTACAAACCCAGTGCCGATAAAAATCGCAGCACTAAAAGATAAGTTATTTCAGTTAAAAAGTAACACTGGGCTAGAGCTGCCTACGGGATACACTCCGTACACAAAAACTTTTCGCGGTATAAGTCCTCAAACTCTAAAAGAGTTTGGGGCTTTTTACACAAATCAAGTCGAAAAGCTTCAAGATCGAATAGTCTTTCCTGTAAAAGACATTACAGACAAAACAGTGGTATTTGTAGCCCGCCATACCCTGTCGCAAGGCAATCCGCGATACGTTAATTATCCTAGTGGCGTTAAAATGCCAGTATTGCCTAGTCATTTCAAAGACAGGTACACCAGTATGGTAATTGTTGAAGGCATATTTGATATGCTAAATCTTTATGAAAAAGGTTTAAAAAATGTTATCTGCGCGTTCGGCACGAATACCTTACAAAACGAAACGAAGCAAAAGTTACTTCCGTTTAAAGCTCAAGGCATTACGCACGTATACTTACTACTGGATGGTGATGAAGCGGGGCGCAAGGCCGCCGAACTACTCAAGCCTCTTGTTGAAGCTGAAGGCTTCATTACGGAAATAATAAATCTTCCAGACGACGTTGACCCAGGCGAACTAGATCAAGAAGATGTTCGTAGTTTAATAGAATATATCACAAAGTAGCCCAAATACGCTATAAGAAAGTATTATGACAAAAATTGCAATTATTGACAAAGCCCCAAACCGCACCCGATACAGTGATTATTTTCAGTTTGAATTTGATCACTACCACATGAGCAGCAAGCCAATCCAAAAACTGCTTAAAAAAGACGTAGACTTGCAAGTTGATCTTGAAGAGTACGACTACGTTATTCTAGTGGGTGCAGAAGCAGCAAAAGAGTACGCAAAAGTTACCTCAGTAACTAACTATGCAGGTCAGCTAGTTAATGATAAATTCATTCCTATTAGTAATCCTGCTATGCTGGCATTTAAGCCAGAAGGCAAGCCTGATTTTCAGCGTGCAGTGGATAAGATTCACAAGTACATTGAAGGTCAAGTAAAGCCTAGCACTGTTGGCGATTACAAAGGTATTGATAGTACAGAAGAAGCAAAGCAGTTCTTTAAAGAAGTGTTTGAAAATGCCCAAGGTGTTGTAACACTAGACACAGAAACTACTGCGCTTTATCCTCGTGATGGTTACGTGCTTGGTTTGTCTATGAGTTATAAATCTAAACACGGCAGGTACATTCTTACCGACTGTTTAGACGAAGAGTGCATTGAACTAATTAAGCAAATTATTGCTACGTTTAGTATTGTGTTTCATAACATGAAGTTTGACTACAAGATGATTAAGTATCATCTTGGGCTTGACTTTGATCGTCAACGTGTACACGACACAATGGTTATGCACTATGTACTAGACGAAGCAGATTCTCATGGTCTAAAACAACTTGCTCTCAAGTATACAGACTACGGGGATTATGACTCGGAACTTGACGAGTACAAAAAAGAATACTGTGCAAAGCACGGTGTCTTACAGGATGACTTTAGTTATGACCTTATTCCGTTCGACATTATTAGCAAGTATGCTGCTATTGATACAGCCGTTACATACGACCTTTATCAGAAGTTTTGGCCCATCATTCAAAACAATCTTAAGCTGCGTAAGGTATACGAAGAAATCTTGATTCCTGGTACCCTATTCCTAATGGATATGGAAGAAGTAGGCATTCCTATTAGCCGTGAGCGAATGGAAGCTGCTAATAAGTACCTTGATGAAGAAATTCAGCGAGCTAAAGAAGCTATCTATGCTTTTGACGAAGTAAAACGTTTTGAGCAAGATACTGGTAAGATCTTTAACCCTAATTCGGTTATGCAGTTACGTGTTGTGCTTTTTGACTATTTGGGACTAGAGCCAACTGGAAAGAAAACTGCAACGGGTGCTATTTCTACTGATGCTGAAGTTTTGGAACAGCTATCAGAAGAACACCCACTACCAAAGGCTATTTTGAAAGTGAGGCAACTTGGCAAGATTCAGAATACCTACATTCAGAAAATTCTGCCGGAGCTTGATCGAGATAATAGAATTCGTACCAATTTTAATCTTACTTTTACCACTAGCGGTCGCTTGTCTAGTAGCGGTAAGTTTAATGCTCAGCAGATACCTAGGGATGACCCTATTATTAAAGGTTGTATCAAGGCTCCAGAGGGCTACAAGATTGTTTCGCAAGACTTGACTACTGCTGAAATGTATTACGCTGCTGTGCTGAGTAGCGATAAAAACTTGCAAAAAGTTTTTAGCAGCGGCGGAGACTTTCACAGTACAATTGCAAAAATGGTGTTTAGTCTGCCTTGTGACGTAGATGACGTAAAAAAGCTGTATGCTAGTATGCGTCAAAGCGCTAAAGCAATTTCATTTGGTATTTTGTATGGGTCGGGGGCTAATAAAGTTTCCCAGACTGTTACCAAAGCTACTGGCGAACCATACCCAGTAGAGCAAGCACAAAGCGATATTAAACAATACTTTAGTAGATTTAATAAACTAAAGCAGTGGCTAGATACACGAAAAGCTTTTATTGAACAAAATGGATATACCTACAGCTTCTTTGGCAGAAAGCGTAGACTGCCAAATGTATTTAGTAGCGACAAAGGAATTGCCGCTCACGAAGTACGAAGCGGAATCAACAGCGAAATCCAATCACTTGCAAGCGATATTAATTTGCTCGGCGCAATCGGAACTCAAAAAGAAATTGAACAACTCGGACTTGACGCTAAAATCTTTATGCTTGTCCACGACTCAATCGTGGCCCTTGTAAAAGAAGAGCACGTAGAAAAATATTGCGAAGTGTTGAAAAAGAACACACAACAAGATTGGGGCTGTAATATTCCAGGCTCTCCGATTGGGGTAGATCAAGATATTGGGGAAGACTACAGCTTTGGAAAATTCGTCGATACCTATACAATTACAGACAATAAACTGGCCCGTATTTAGACTGGGTGAAAAACGTCCAACCACTAAAGACGGACTAGTATTCTATACAGCTGAATACGCTGACAAAGACTCAGCAGAAATGTCGTCAAACTATAGACTAGTAGACGATAAAAATGTCAATAAGCCGACCCTAGGACTGCGGAGGCTCGCCCTAAAAGGGCGGGCTTCCCTTTTCCCGATCAAAACAGCAATCTACTTTTTAGCTGATTTGATAAAACTTGCAAAAGCAACTACTTGGTTTATTGACAGCACGGGGCAGGTATTTCAGCACAGAAAAACTACACGCGCCAAGCTGGTCACAAAAAGGATTAGCCAAGTGTTACCTGCACAGGCACTAGGGTGTGTGTTGGAAATTGAAGGTCTGTCACAGCGTTTTAAATCTATGCAGCGTCCTACAGAGCTACAACAGTGGGCAGGCTTGTTAAAAATTAATAATGGATACGTATTGTATGGTTTCTACGAACATCCAATAAAAGATACCTGGAGACTAGTATAAATGCCTAAAGCAATTATATCTAATAGAATATATATGGATGATCCTGGCAAAGATCATACAAAACATATAATGAAAACTTTAACTTACAAAATCCACAAGGATACTGGCAGTAAAAAGTTTGTAAGTATAGAAACTATTAGAAACTACAAAACATTGGTAAAGGGCATTATTAGCGTACCGCAAGGTAGATTTGACCTAATACCAGAAGGCTACGAAATAGTAGACAAACGAGTGCTTAATCCAGTGCCGTTTCCTACACCCAAATACGAACTGCGAGAAGAGCAAAAAGCAGTATTTGACGAAGCAAACGACACTTGCTTTATTAATGCCTTGGTGGGTTGGGGCAAAACATTTACTGCGCTACACTTAGCCAGAAAGTTTGGACAAAAAACACTAGTAATAACGCATACTACTGCGCTGCGAGATCAGTGGTCAGAAGAAGTAGAAGCGCTATTTGGTATGCAGCCAGGCATCATAGGCAGCGGTCAGTTTGACATAGAAGATCACGCTATTGTAGTAGGCAATATACAAACAATAGTTAAAAACTTAGATGTTTTACAAAAAGAGTTTGGTACCATAATATTAGACGAAGCGCATCATTGTCCCGCAACTACGTTTGCAGGAACAGTAGATGCTTTTCATGCTAGATATAGAATTGCCCTTAGTGGTACCTTACACAGAAAAGACGGCAAGCACATTCTTTTCCAAGACTATTTTGGTCATAAGGTGTACAAGCCGCCACAATCTAATACAATTAATCCAACTGTTCACTTAGTGAAGTCAGGACTTGTATTAAAGCCAGGCGCGACTTGGGTTGAGAAGATAAACGACTTAACCCAAAACGATAACTACAGAAAGTTTATTGCTGCCACTGCTCTTATGCACATTGACGAAGGTCACAGTGTACTAGTAGTAGCAGACCGAGTTGAATTTCTTGAAAAGGTAAAAGAGTATGTTGGAGAAACGTGTGTGTTGGTTACTGGCGAAACAGACTACGAAAGTAGACAGCGTGCCAAAGAGCAAATCCTTAACAAAGAAAAGATGTGCATTGCTGGAAGCAGGCAAATCTTTGCAGAAGGAATCTCAATCAACATCTTAAGTTGTGTTATTTTAGCGGTACCAATGAGTAATGATAGCTTACTAGAACAAATAGTAGGCAGAATTATGAGACCGCACGAAGGCAAGCAAGACCCAATTGTAGTAGATATTCAGTTTGCTGGTTGGGCAGACAAAAAGCAGAATACTGATAGGCTAGGCTTGTATATGCGTAAAGGCTGGCAAGTTATAACAGTTTAAAAAAATTCAACTTGTAACTACAACGCCGTTGTGTTATAATATATCATAAAGTTTCGAGGTATGGCAACTTTCTTTAATCTTGCACGATTAGAAATCGAATCAAAAAAAGACAGTAAAAGACTTGTAGAGACTTTAAGGTTACACTTTATAAATAAAACAAAGCCCAAAAATGCTAGGCAAGAAATAAAACCGCTAAGCAACTTAAAAGGCAATAGTTTTTTACTAAACCCTGAACCGCTATTTAATGACAAGTCCACAGATGTGATATATAAGGCCCAGTATATAAAACTAGCTGGTCGTAGAGATTACTTATTGTACCAGCTTTATGGTCACAGGCACTTAGATCTATCATACTTCTTGGACATTGACATTAATTTAATTAGGCATAATCCGCTACTAACTATCAAAGACAACAAAATTTATTTCAAATACGAGGAATTAACATAAAATGGCACTAAGCTTCAAACAAACAAAAGGCAAAGCAATCTCTAACAAAGTCGAAGCGTATGAATACAAAGACGGTGAAAACGTTGTTCGTTTAATTGGCGGAGTTTTGCCTCGCTATATTTACTGGCTCAAGGGCACCAATAACAAAGATATTCCTGTTGAATGCCTGGCTTTTAGCCGCGAAAAAGAAAAGTTTGACAATCTTGAAAAAGATCACGTTCCCGATTTCTTCCCAGACCTTAAGTGCAGCTGGAGCTACAGTGTAAACTGTATCGACCCTAAGGACGGCAAAGTTAAGGCTCTTAATCTTAAAAAGAAGCTGTTCGAGCAAATTGTAACAGCAGCGGAAGATTTGGGTGATCCTACCGACTACGATACTGGTTGGGATGTGGTATTTAAGCGTACTAAGACTGGCCCGCTGGCCTTTAACGTCGAGTACACGCTGCAAGTTTTGCGTTGCAAGCCCCGAGCACTCACCGACGAGGAGCGTGCACTGGCTGATAAGGCTCAAAACATTGACGAAAAGTTTCCACGCCCCAATGCCGATGAAGTTCTGGCACTGTTGACCAAAATCACCTCTAATAGCGAAGAAGAGGGCGATGAGGCAGAGCAAGAAGCAGTCAAGGATCTAGGCTAATCCAAAACAAAAAGCCCGCTAAATATAAAGTTAGCGGGCTTTTTTGTCTGTAAAATAAAATGAAATTACTATTCACAGCAGACGTACACATTAAGCTAGGTCAAAAGAACGTCCCAATTGAGTGGGCTAAAAATAGATATGATCTTTTATGGTCAGAATTTGAGCAAATACAACAGCAGTGCGATGTATTTGTTATAGGTGGTGACGTATTTGACAAGCTGCCTAGTATGGAAGAACTAGAGTGCTACTTTGATTTAGTGCAGCACTGCAAGATTCCAACAATTATATACAGCGGTAATCATGAAGCTGTTAAGAAAGATACTACATTCTTAACTAATTTAGCCATGGTTACTAATAAGCTGAATAATAAAGTAATAGTTATTGATGACTACTACAGTGATTACGGCGTTGAGTTTGTGCCGTATAATAAACTCAAAGATTTTGAAAAAGGTCTGCATCCTTGGCAAAGCGGTGGCAATATTTTATGCACGCACGTTCGTGGAGAAATTCCTCCACACGTTAAGCCAGAACTAGACTTAGAATTATTCAACAACTGGCAAGTTGTTTTAGCCGGTGATTTGCATAGCTACGAAAACTGTCAACGAAATATTTTGTATCCTGGTAGTCCAGTAACTACTAGTTTTCACAGATCGCGAGTTGACACCGGCGTTATTATTTTAGATACGGAAACGCTTACACACCAGTGGCATAAATTAAACATGCCGCAACTGATTAGACTAACAGTGGGTGTAAATGACCCTAAACCGCCAACTGACTTTGATCACACAATATATCAAGTTGAAGGCGACATGCACGAACTTGGCGAACTAGAAGATTCGGAATTAATTGATCGTAAAGTGCTAAAACGTGAAACAGACGTGCAGCTTATCTTAGATCAAGAAATGACTTTAAGTCAGGAAGTAGCAGAGTATTTACGTTTTATTCTGCAACTACCCGAATCAACTATTGAGCAAGCACTAAAGGAATTGCAAAATCATGTTGACAAAATCGAAGTATAGTGGGCAAACGGCACAAGTATGGTCTCAAAGAAACTGCCCTGCTTGTGAAGAAGCAAAGCGCTTGTTAGAACTTAACCAAATTGCCTATGAAGTAAAAATGATTGGTGTAGGCGAACAGTATAGTAAAAAAGATTTAATTGACGTTGTACCCACAGCCCGCAGTGTTCCACAGATTATGCTAAACGGAACACACATTGGCGGACTACAAGAACTAAAGAGACTGCTTAATGATAACGATAAAAGAATTAAGATGGAATAATGCTTTTAGTTATGGCCAGGACAACAAAATAAATTTTGTAAATGCTCCGCTTACTCAGTTGCTGGGTAAAAACGGTCACGGCAAAAGTTCAATTGCACTTATCTTAGAAGAAGTGCTGTTTAATAAAAACAGCAAAGGCATCAAAAAAGCAGACATCTTAAACCGATACGTAAAAGACAAGCAGTACAGCATCGAACTAGATTTTGATAAAGACGGCGTTGACTATACAATTAAAACTACTCGTGGTAACACGCAAACTGTTAAGTTGTATAAAAACAACCAAGACATTAGTGCACACACTGCAACTAGTACTTACAAAATAATCGAAGACATTTTAGGTTTTGATCACAAAAGCTTTTCACAAATTGTGTACCAGTCGCATGCAGGCAGCTTAGAGTTTTTAACTGCTGCTGATACTGCTAGAAAAAAGTTTTTAATCGAAATCTTAAATCTTGGCAAGTATACAAAAGCAGCAGAAGTATTCAAAGAAGTTGCTCAAGAACTGGCTAAAGAAATTTCTTCAGTACAAAGCAAAGTTAGTACTGTTAATCAGTGGCTAGATAAGTATAAAACTACTGATTTAACACCGCAGGAGCTGGTAACGCTACCTGAACTAGACGCTAACAAACTTGCCGAGTCTAGTAACTTGCAGCAAAGTATTCAAGATATTGAACAAATCAATAAAAAGATTAGTCAGAACAATACTTACAAGCAGTTGCTTAAAAACATTAAACTGTTACCAATTCCAGTAAAGCCTACAGAGACTCTTGAGCCTATGCAAGCCGAGCTTGCTAAACTTAGTAAAACGCAGCAAGACGCTGAACAGTTTATTAAGAAAATGAAGGCTTTGCATGGCACATGCCCAACTTGTCTTAGTGCTATTGACGAACAAAAGGTTCAAGAACTAGTAACGCAAAAAAGTATTGAAGCTGATGTTGCACAAGGTAGACAAGTAGAACTAAAGCAAAAAGTGGAGCGGCTTAAGCAAGCTATCCAAGATGTAGACACTGCACAAAAAGCACAAGAATCCTGGGAAAAGTATCATCAACTAATCGATACAACAATCTCAGATACTTTGCTAGACAAAGAAGAGCTGCAAAACAAACTAAAAGATTTAGAAACTAGTATTCAAAAGGCTAGACAAGAAATTGCAAAGGCCGAAAAGCACAATACTCAAGCAAGCGCACATAACGCACGAATTGAGTTGTTAAGCAAACAGTTAGTAGAAATGAATGAAGAGCTGGAGAAGTACAGTTCTGAGCTTCATGCACTAAGCGAACATATGAGTATTATAAATGTACTTACTAAAACGTTTAGCACAACTGGTTTAGTTGCTTATAAAATAGAGTGCTTAGTAAAAGACTTAGAAGAAATTACTAATAAATATTTAGTAGATCTAAGCGATGGCAGATTCCAAATTGGATTCAAAATCAATGCCAGTGACAAACTCAATGTGGTCATTACCGACAATGGAAAAGACATTGAAATATTAGCACTAAGTGGTGGTGAGCGTGCACGAGTAAACGTTGCTACATTGTTAGCAATTAGAAAACTAATGCAGACCCTAAGCAGTAGCAGAATTAACTTACTGATACTAGACGAAACGGTTGAAGCGCTTGACGTAGACGGAAAAGAAAAGTTAGTAGAAGTTCTCCTACGAGAAGAATACCTAAATACTTTCTTAGTAAGTCACGGCTTTACACATCCTCTACTAGAAAAGGTGCATGTTGTAAAACGCAACAACATTAGTAAAATAGAGGCGTAATATGGTCAAAATAGAACAGCTAAAAAATAATGCAAAAATTAGCATTATTAGGGATGGTGAACGCAGACAAGTATTCTTGCATCAACTGATTACTAGACAAGAACTAGAAACACTCGAAATCGAGTCGGGAAGTGTAGTCTATAGTGTGGATGAAAGCGAAATAATTGAAAAGTTTGCTGAAATTAAACCTGCCGCAACACCAGAGCCAGCCAAAATTTCTGTAAAAGAAAAAATTAAGGCACTAAAGGCTTCTACAAAGCAAAGTAGTAATGGTTGATTCACGTGCTAAAGGTGCGCGTACAGAAACTGTAGCAAGAGATATGTTGCGTAAACATACAGGCTTGCAGTGGGAAAGGGTACCCGGTAGTGGTGCCCTTGACCCTAAACATCAGTTAAAAGGCGACTTGTATGTGCCTCAAAAAACTAATCATTTTGCAGTGGAAGTAAAAGGCTACGCAGAAGATCACCTTACTAGTGAAATCTTAACTGGTAAGAATCCTCAGTTAATAGACTGGTGGAAGCAAGCCCATCGCCAGGGCTGTCAAGTAAATAAACATCCATTATTAATATTCAAATTTGATCGCAGCAAACTATTTGTTGCTTTTGAAGATTTGCCAACACAAACCTATAGGTTTATGTGCATAAGCTGTGACGGACACGAGTTTTTTGTTGCACTTCTTGAAGACTGGCTTCAGCACGAAAATACACAATTTGTGTCTTGATTTTTATAACTACTAGTGATATAATATAAAAATAAATGTCAAAAACTTTTAAAATAATGCAACAAACAGAAAACACACTGCTAGTAGTAGACTCACTTAACTTAGCCTTTCGCTATAAACATAGCGGCGCAACAGATTTTGCAGAAGACTACTTACGCACAGTGCAAAGCCTTAAAAAGAGTTATAAAGCCAGCAAAGTAATTATTGCTGGTGATCAAGGCTCGAGTCAATATCGTAAGCAACTTTATCCTGAATACAAACAAAATCGTAAAGATAAGTTTGCAGAACAAACTGAAGCTGAAAAAGCTGCGTTTGAGCTGTTCTTTGAAGACTTTACTAAAACACTAGATTACATTCAACAAACCACAGACTATCCAGTGTTGCGGTTTCCCGGTGTTGAGGCTGATGACATTGCCGCCTATATTGTAGCAAACAAGCAAAAGTTAAGCACAGATCAGATTTGGTTGGTCAGTAGTGATAAAGACTGGGACTTGCTAATTCAGCCTAATGTAAGCAGATTTAGTTATGTTACTCGCAAAGAAACAACCTGGGAAAACTGGAATACACACTACAACTTTAAGCCAGAAGACTATATTAGTGTAAAGTGCTTAATGGGCGATACTGGTGATAATGTTCCTGGTGTGCCTGGCATTGGCCCTAAGCGGGCGGAACAGCTTGTGCAAGAGTGGGGTAGTACTTACGACATTATTGCAAATCTTCCTATTCAAAGCAAGTACAAATACGTAGCAGCCCTAAACGAATCAAAAGAGCAGCTGTTGCTAAACTATCAGCTAATGGACTTAGTTACTCACTGCCAAGAAGCGCTGGGTACAGAAAATTGTGAAAAAGTAAACAACATACTAGAAACCTATGTCAATGAATAATACTATTACAATCGGTGCTAACTCAGGAATTTTTACAACCAGCTCCTATCCAACAATTCAATGTTTGGTTAGTAAAGGTGCTAAACTACCGCAACGTCAACATCACTACGATGCCGGTGCTGACCTTTTTGCGTGGATGCCTGAAGAATTAAACCAAGAAATTGAAATCTATCCTGGCGATCAAAAATTAATTGATACAGGTATAGCAGTCAAAATTCCACACGGCTTTGTTGGGTTAGTATACAACCGCAGCAGTCAAGGAAAAAAGGGTATTCAAATCCCTCACAGCGTAGGCGTCATTGACGCAGAATATCGCGGAAATATAAAAGTGTTGTTAAAAAATATTGGCGAAGACCCTTACAAAATTCAGTGTAATGACCGCATTGCTCAACTAGTAGTGCAGCGTGTAGAGCTTTGCAGTTTTGTAGACACTTGGAACGACACACATCGAGGTACTGGCGGGTTCGGCAGTACTGGCACATAAAGGAATATAATGACAGCAAGTACACGAGCACAAGTAATCACACGTCGTACATATAACAGACCAGTTTCAGACGACGGAAAACAATTTGAAACTTGGCAAGAAACAGTGGCTCGCGTTATCGACCACCAACAGTGGTTGTGGGAACGCGCAGCAGGTCGTGAACTAAACGACAAAGAGTACGCAGAACTCTACGACTTAGAGCAGCTAATGCTAGATCGTAAAGTGTCAATGAGTGGTCGTACCCTATGGTTAGGTGGCACTCAAGTAGCGCAAAATCGCGAAGCATCACAGTTTAATTGCAGCTTTACAGAAGTAGAAACTGTATACGACGTAGTAGACTGTTTGTGGTTGTTGCTACAAGGTTGCGGCGTAGGCTTTAAGCCAGTTGTAGGCACCCTCAACGGCTTCAGCAAGCCTATTAAAAATATCAAAATAATTCGTTCAACTCGTACTGAAAAGGGCGGTAATGAACACAATGTGGAATCCTGGGATCCTGAAACTAAAACTTGGTCAATCCAAGTTGGAGATAGTGCAGAAGCTTGGGCAAAGTCTGTGGGTAAGCTGCTTGCGGGTAAGTACCCTGCTGATACTCTTGTACTTGATTTCTCACAGTTACGACCTGCTGGTGAAAGGTTAAAAGGCTATGGCTGGATTAGTTCGGGCGATGAAGCTATTAGCGTTGCTTATAGTGCTATTGCCAATATTCTTAATGGCCGTGCCGATAGTCTTCTTACTAGGATGGATATTCTGGATATTATTAATCACCTGGGTACTATTCTTAGTAGCCGTCGCAGTGCTGAAATTGCACTTTTTGACTACGGACAACCAGAGTGGGAAGAATTCGCAGTAGCCAAAAAAGACTGGTGGTTGTATAACAATTCGCATCGTCAACAGTCTAACAACAGCTTGGTATTCAACGAAAAGCCTGAGTACAAAGACTTGGAAAAGATTTTTGAGTTGATGTTGGAAGCAGGTGGTTCGGAGCCAGGTTTTATTAACGCAGTGGAAGCACGACGTCGCGCTCCGTGGTTTAAAGGCGCTAATCCTTGTGTTGAAATCTTGCTTGGTAATAAGAGCTTCTGTAACCTAACCGAAACAGACATTGCTAAGTTTAAAGGCGACACAGCAGGACTACACGAAGCCATTCGATTGGCAGCTCGTGCAAACTATCGCCAAACTTGCGTTAATTTGCAGGACGGTATCCTACAAGAAAGCTGGCATTTAAATAACTATTTCTTGCGCTTATGCGGAGTTGGTTTAACTGGTATTGCTAAGCGTCCTGATATGACTGGCTATGATTACGAGTACCTAAAGCGTACTGCAACTGCAGCTGCTGTTGGTATGGCTGATGAACTTGGACTTCCGCGTCCCAAGAACATTACTTGTATTAAGCCGTCGGGTAC